TGGTCAAATACTCTTGCTCCGATGGTCATCACTTCCCCGCGATCATGTTCATGAACTCCAGTGCCTCAGCCGGAGTGACATGGCCCTGCACGGTATCATTCTCAAACTCATACCACTTGCCAGCACCATCCCATGCTGCGATTTCAGCATCAGGACAGTTCCATGTGAGGCGCTTGGATGGCTCGTTATAAGCGTCATCAAAACTCTTATTCTCACAATAGTTGAAAGGGCCCCACTGGATAGACACCGTCCATTCATTGGGAAAGGTTATCTGGAAGCCCTTGTTCTCACATGCAGTAAACATCTATTCCTCAACAGTCGGGATCATAGTCATACCATTCCTGAGCCTCATCAGGCTGACCGTCGTCCTCGAGATCCTCATCAACCAGCTCCATCAACCGAAGGTATTCCCCCGGTCGGATGGAACTCGTTATTCGTGCCATCTCAAGGCGAGCCTCCGCGAGGTCGAGCGGCTGGCACGAATAAAGACACTCTAGGGTGTCCTCATCCAAAAGTTCAACCATATACATCATTCATTTACCTCAGAGGGCTGCACGACCGTCAGACAGGGGATTGTTCGCAGCCTGCTTGATAGCAAGCTGGGCCACATTAGCCTTAATGAACTCCTGGATCGCGGGTGCCTTCTCGAAGACCTGCGCCCACTGCTCGGCATAGAGCGTCACGGGGAACCGCTGCAACCCATAGATGGAGACCGCACCCTTTGCAGAAACCTTCACAGACAAAGCCATTGTATTTTCCTTTGGTTGGTAGACGTTCGATTCTTCACTGAATCTCATATACTAGATATAATGCCTTTTTGGGTGGATTCAAGTGTCGGAGCTATGTTATTTTCACATATCAGCCATGCAGGAATGCATGGCGCAGATTTGGTCACAGGGCGAAGCCTGGACGAGATTACGCGGCCCGTTGGTGGGCACGATCATAGTCAGCAATGACCTCTTCCAGGATCGCGTCCTTGTCGACCGCAGGTACGTTCACCTTCTCGCAATTTCGGGCCCATGCCCAGACGACATCAAGATGGCGCTCGTATTCTCGACCGCTGCCCTTGGCGTAGGCGATCTCGGTACGATCAGAAGTTGCAATCGCATACTTATACTCGGCCCGGGAATGATACCCGGCATTGTATGTTCCGAGGAACTCAACCACCACCTTGCCGACGGTGCCCTTGCCGGAGCGCCCCCGGACGACCTTTACCGTGTCGCCCTTACTAATCCTCGCGACAGCCACCTCGGTCGCGGCCACAGCGCGGGAGTAGTTCGCGTCAATCGCGCGATTGCGGACATACCGGTCATACTTGGCACGGATATCAGGAGTTGCATCCACGACAGCATCACACTTCTGGCGTGTCTCAACCGAACTATCCGAAGTGAAGAGTGAAACGTCCAGGGGCTTACCGGTCGCTTCATCCCAAACCTTTGCATAATACTCTGTATCCCATATGTCAGACATGACCTGGATCGTCCTGGAGCCCTTCTCCAGCACTGCTCCTTCATACCGGGTGGCAAGTTCATATGTGTAGGTGTCGCCGATGCGAAAACGTGCAGTCACAGACATGTTATTTCCTCGTTCATCATCATATACAAGATATAATGCCTTTTGAGGTGGATTCAAGTGCTGGAGCTATGTTATTTTCACATAGCAGATATGCAGGATTGTTATAGCACTACATCGATGAAATAGGGCTTACCGACGTCCTTGATCTTTCGGATCATATCAAGAGCGCCCTGAGACTTTCCATCCCAGACTATAATGGCAGCATCGCAATATGCTGCCATTTCTCCATTCCGGATAGGACCAGCGGCCTTGTCGTATTTCTGCCATTTGGCTGGCATCTCCTTCACGGGTATATTATTCGCAATGGCCCATGTCTCACCCAGTCGATCCACACCCGCAGCCTTGCCGCTGACGACCTCTGTGATATCAAAGCCAGACATCCTTATGGCCTTGGCTACTGCTACCCGATCAGTGATCGTTCTTGAACCTGCAATCACAACCTTCATGGATTTTTCTATCAATCTTCGAGGCACCAGAAAAACACCCAAGCTGATGCAAAAAATAGCACCACGAAAAATGCGAATATGCCATATGGTTGAGGTAAAAAAGAAAACAGTTTCATAAGACCAGCTAGAACGGTTAAAATGGCAAAAAATATTCCTACCGCAATATTTGCCCTCATGGTAATCCTGAAAAATCTATTCTTATTCATCATATATGTCCTCTAGGATTTCGATGTTGTCGAGATTATTCTCAACCACTTTCGTCCAGTTTCGTATGGGCCGTCTTCGGTCTGATGGGCCCTTCTTTTTATTCACAACTTCCTCATCATCATCATAGACATATTTATCCCGAAAACTCTTTTTAGATGACACTTTGTTATTCCTTTCGACTTATACTTTTTCGCACAGGACAAGACCCTTTCGTCCGAAGGGCCCCTTCCAGCTGTTGAATGATTTTCCATGAGAATCATTATGACCCATCACATATTGCCAGTGATGGACCATTTCGTGAGCCAGTATTTCCACAAACATTTGTTTGGAACTATACCGCTTATTCATTTTGATTGATGTATGATTTTTGCATTTTGGTTTAATGGCATATTCATAATAGGCATGAGTACCTCTCCGCCATCTTATATCTATCTCGTCCACAGGAGGCAACTTGCCTTTGAATAACTCATTGTTAATAACCTCAAACCATTCGCGGCAATCCCTAAGTGTGGTCTCATAAGGCATATTATCAACTGTTTTCATTACCTTTACTATTTTCGATTTCAAAGACATCTCCTTGATTGTTGATCATGATCAATGCAACAACCCCGGAAAGGCTTCCTCAACGACTTCTGGTGTCAGCCCGGGGACCTTCAAATCCTTCATAAGCATATTCATAAAGACATTGGCTTCCTTCGCTTCCATACCCTCAAGAATCTGTATGGCTAGAATCTCCTTATCCCTCAAGGTCAGATTCGGTGATACTCGGGTCGACCCTTCTGTGAATAGGTAAATTCGATCAAATATAGATTCCATTGTCGAGTAGGCTAGCCCGGGTGGATCTAGACTGGGATTGTATTCAAGAGGGTTCTTGATTACGAACTGAATAGCAGGATGCATCGCGCCCTGAAGAACTTCTTTCATTCTCCTATTCTGGCGCACATTATTCTGGAGGACAAAAACCCTCTCGGCATTCGATTCGGCCTTCGTGAACTCATTAAATATCTCATATACATTTTTCATGATATATTATTATCCTCTACGAGTATTAGTATTTTTGGATTAAAAAACTCATATTGGATACACATATTTCCATTATATTCCAATAGTGCCACATTTTTATTCATGAATATGATTGTGCCGGCTGTTCTTCCATGCCCGGGTCGCACATTATCACCCACTTTTAGTGGTCGAGGAATCTTGGAATGAATGTCGGCGATATCGAACCAGCCTCCGGTCAGAGTAAGACATATTCTAGGGCTTATAATCTTGACCTGATTCTCTTTTTCTTTGGTGCCGATAAAGAGAATTTCGGCCTCGACAAGGACCGTATCACCGACTTTATATTCCATGATGTTCTCCTCAAAATTCATCTAAAACTTCTATGAGTCGGCCCAGCCTCTTTTGGATGAAATAGTTCATGAGTTTTTGCTTATTGCCGACCTCGACATTATCATATGCTTCAACAATGGCCTGTTGGATATTATCAGGCGTGAAATCAAGATCGACAAGGCGCTGATTTCTCCGATAACCTCTCAACATTTCATCCGTGGTGCATATTTCTTCCACGCTCTGTTTCATCCATTCTTCCAACTTCTTTGTATTTATGACTTTCTGGCGCTCACCAATGACGAAGACATTATCCGAAGATAGGAAGTTGGGAATACCATCACCCTTATCGCCTCGAATGATATGCTCCTTGGTATAGTTCTTGGGATTGTCCGAGGAGATGAACTTCTTCAGGATGGGGCTGTATTGAGTGACATTATCATACTTCTGGAGCTGGATAAAATCCTTATCCGACGACAGGATCAGGACAGGTTCCTGCTTTGATACCCGTGCTGTCAGGACGCCGATGATGTCATCCGCTTCTGCACCGATCACATCAATCACCTTATGAGGGAGATTGTCCTTGAGTTCCTGTCGGACACGATCCAGTGTCTCGAATATGGCATGCCAATCCAGAGTGTCACGGTCGCGGGCTGTCTTTCGACCTGACTTATAGAAAGGGAAGAATTCCTTTCTCCAGTATTTTCGACTGTCACAGCATATGACCATTTCACCATAGGTCTCACGGAACTTCTTGTTGTAAGACCTAAGGCTATTCAGGATCATATGCCGAATCAGAGGTTCGTCAAGGCTCTTTTTTTGAGAGTTATTAAGTTGCATCATAAGATTGGATATGACCACCTGGTTGAGGTCAACGAGGATCATTCCCCCACCTTTCCGGGTGATATGGTTTCCACATCAACCTTCACACTTGGATCATTGAATTCTTCAAAGGTGTTATTATCAATAAGGACCACATTATTATCCATAAATTCCTGGAGCTTTGTCTCAAGGTCCAGCCCGCGATAAATTGTTGCTCTCAGGCATTCAATGGTAAAAGAGAAATCTCGATTGAACTCATCCGTGCCCGTATCGATACCATGTTCTTCTAAATCCATAATCATATTTTCAATGAAGTCTAGGAGAATCGTTTCTGCGAAATTGACTACACCGCGTTTCTTGTTATCCGCACTTGGCGGTCGAACAATCTTATTTTTCGGGAATTGTATTATTTTCTTGCTCATAGGTGATTCTCCCTTTACTCTATTTAGTTCGACCCTCAATCCTCCTATTATGCGATCTGACATTCGATATCCTCGCGGGTTTCCAGTGATTCCATACCATCATACTCATTGATACGGTATTGTGTACCCTTCGGCATTTCTTCAATGAAGAGTTCCGAAAACTTGCCGCCCGCGGCGTCACTCCCAAGTTCCTCGACGACCTGTACCAGAATAGGATCTGTTCGGTCCAGATCTCTCGCATAAAGAGACCGCCGATTCACATCCCTCTGATCCTCAACCTGAGGATCAAGGTAATACATGGTCAGACTATAATGCTTCTCAGGATATAGGGTCAAACCAGCAATCTCTGCATATCTCTTATATGCTGCCTCCGACAATCCAAACCCACCGTAGCAACCATTCAATACAATCTTCGTCATATCACCACCTTACCACTTTCAATAACATTGTGTCTGCATTGCATCGACCCTTCGCAGCCGACTCTTTCGTTTTGATCCCGTCCATGATACGTTTCAGGGTCACCTTACCAGCACCCAGAACTTCCTTGATCACAAACTCAGGCTTTCGGAGTTTCTTGGTCTTGCTCGTCTTCTCATCAAACCCAATCACTGTCGAGCCTTTTACGGAAAGACCCGCTGGCCCCATCGCATACAGGACAGTCATCGACCGGTATTTGGTATTGTAGAACCACAACTGGGAAGCACCGATGATATCAACAGGCTTCACACCCGTGAGTTTCAGGGTACCTTCATCATCCTTGAATTTCAGGCTCCTGACAATAGTGGCCGGCGGCTTGGCTTTCTTGGTCCGGATCTTCCGAACGGCTTCGATTGCACTAGCCCGCTTCTCACTCTCGGAAATGAAGCCTCGAACCAACTCCACATACCTTTTCATATCCGCCTTTTTCCAGTGGGAATATGCAAAGTTGAGGTCTGCATCCTTACCCTGCAGGGTATCATACAACTCCGAATAAAGGGGCTTGTATTTGTCTGCGATCCTCTGTGCAATTGCGGGCTTCACATCCTTCTGCATCAGCCAGTTGGTAATGTTGAAGGATGTGCTGCGAGTTGTGGTAAACTCATCCAGAACACCCTCAAGTTCACCAATCAGCTCGGATGCTCTCCGTGCGACCCTCTCCTGAATCGAAATTACAGGTCGAGTGATTGCATCAACCTCGATAACCTTTTTCACTGGCAGCTTGGAAAGATCGTCTAGATTGCTCCACATCCGATCCTCATAACCCTCGGGCAGATTGCCACCAAGGAAGAGGATACGACAATGCCATCCGATAGTCTTCAATTTATCGGGTGCAACCTTCGCGATCTTTTTCGCGAGTGCGGTTTTCTTCTGGTCTCGGAGATATTCCAGAACAAATCCTTTGGACTGGTCTGCATTGTAGTAATAGTTGTACCAGCTATAGGCACGGATCAGTTCGGCTACGGTAGTTTTACCTCGAAGATCTGGTTCATTACCGAAAAACCTATCATCCAACGTCTTCGCACGAAGCTTTTTCGCTGACTTAGCCACAAGAATTCCTTTTTGAGCGTCTATTGAATAGTAATATTACAACATTCCGAGTGAAATGTCAAGCATAATCGTCTATTTCATGGCGAATTTCCTGAATGGTCTTTTCGCCCCAAATGGTTCGGGGATTACCACACATATGGCAAGAACAGGGTGTCCGATTATCTGCCATCCGGTCAGCCCTGTGCTGGATATATTCTTCATCCGTCCATCCTTCGATCCGAATAATCCTCAAGGCCCTTCTTTTCATTCGCTGTTTATGCATCCGGCGTTCGGATCTTGTTCTCATGAGAATACCCTCCTGATTATGACTTTCTATTTAGTTCTTCAATGTTACTCCATACAGCCTTAAAAATCCTAATGACCACGGCGGAACCCAAACCTCCATCTATGACACCTTGACAGATACGGTCGGAAACTTTATAATGAATATCAGAAGTAATGGACTTATGCACCATCGCCATCGGGATTGCATCGATAAACAGCTGGTGTTTCGATTTCATTTCCGATTGCGGACCTTGTTCCGAGCTTTCCGCTTTCTCGAACCTATCTTTCTTCGACCTTTTCGGGGTCTATTTTTTGCTGGCCATGACATTAGAGAAAATCCTTTATTGAGTCAAATCGGAAACTGCGCCAGTCGGTCGCTTCAGTATCCCACACAGTGCAAACATCAGGATTTGTCTTGCGAACCGGCTTGACATCCTCTGTCACAACAGGCTGCGGTAGATAACTGGGATGTAGAGTGGCCGTCATCTCGCGAAGTTCACCATTTACCTTCTCGAATGTCACCGTACATACCCGAGCGTGAAGTTCCGTAAGAACCTTCTGTCTATCAATCACCATTTGCTTCTCCTATACCTTATCTTTTGTATCAGTATCATCAGTGACACCAAACACCAATCATTTTCAGAATACTGTCCATTTCCGACCTAAGCCGGACATTCTCTGCCCACAGGAATTCAGTCGCATCGAAGAGTGGGGTTAGCTTGTCGGCCGCTTCAAGGCATAGAGCATCCTTGCGGCCGTCATACCCACACTTGCATGAATAATATCGCCCATCACAACCACGCTCATGGTCATCACTGACAATGTCCTGCAACCTCTTGGCTAATCCTGTGTCTGCCATATCTATCATCACCAATCTCGATTACCTCAAAGCAATGCCACACGAAGGCACCATTAAATGCAGTGCCGGTATATTCGAGTTCGGAGCTGTCGTCATCAGGCAGGACAAGTTCCTGTCCTGTGCTAAAAATCACA